TTGCAGATCTTACTTTTGGCACGGCAACCGTTACAGCTAGGGGCTGTCTGATTTATAACGACACACAATCTGATAAAGCGGTGTGTGCTATTGATTTTGGTGGAGACAAAACATCAACCGCAGGTAACTTTACGATTGTTTTTCCAGCGGCAAATGCAACAGCAGCGATAATTAGACTAGCTTAAAATTTTTACTTTTGTGGTAGACTTTTTCTATGCCACTTACCACGTTAAATTTTAAACCGGGAATCAATAAAGAGGAGACCGACTACTCCAACGAAAACGGGTGGGTAGACGGAAACCTTGTCAGATTCCGAAAAGGCCGTCCTGAAAAAATTGGGGGCTGGGAAAAACAATCTGATACCAATACTTACATAGGATCTGGCAGAGCTTTACATAGCTGGATCTCGTTAGGCGGTGCGCGTTACTTGGGTATTGGTACGACCTTCAAGTATTACATCGAAGAGGGCGAAAAGTATAACGACATTACACCGTTGCGCGTCACAACAAGCGCGGGTGACGTTACCTTTAGCGCGTCAAACGGTTCATCTACGGTTACGGTCACGGACACATCACACGGTGCAGCTACCGGAGATTTTGTGACTTTTTCAGGCGCTTCTTCACTGGGCGGATTGGTAACAGCTGCGGTTCTTAACCAAGAGTATCAAATACTGCTGGTTACAGGCACAAACACCTACACCATCACTGCAAAAGACACTAGCGGATCTACGGTTACAGCCAATGCAAGTGACAGCGGAAACGGCGGCAGTAGCGTTGTGGGTGCTTATCAAATCAATTCAGGACTAGACGTTTATGTTCCTAGCACGGGTTGGGGCGTAGGAGCTTGGGGCGATGGCACTTTTGGCTCTTCTTCTTCTTTAACCGCAACTGGTCAACTTCGCCTCTGGACTCATGACAATTTTGGCGAAAATTTAATTATCAATCCGCGAGGCGGGGGCATTTACCGCTGGGTAGAAAACAATGGAATTTCAGTCAGGGCGCTTGAGCTGCAAGGCATATCTGGAGCCAGCAAAGTGCCAACTGTTGGACTACAGGTTGTAACCAGTGAAGTAGATAGACATTTAATTGTGTTGGGCGCTGACCCGATTGACAGCAGCAGCGGAAATCGCACGGGCGTTATTGATCCCATGTTAGTAGCGTTTTCTGACACTGAAAACGAATTAGACTTTAACCCCATTGCTACAAACACGGCTGGCTCTGTGCGGCTATCATCAGGTTCATTAATCATTGGCGGACTGAAGTCTCGCCAAGAAGTGTTAATCTGGACGGATACTAGTCTGTATTCAATGACGTTTATAGGACCGCCGCTGACTTTTGCTCTAAACCTAATTAACGAGGGCGCTGGTTTAATTTCTCCCAAAGCAGCCGTCAACAGTCCTGTTGGCGTTTTCTTTATGAGCAAGAACGGATTTTATTATTACAACGGCGCTGTCAAAAAATTACCTTGCAGCGTGCAAGATTACGTTTTCAGCGACTTGAACTTGGCTCAAGCTTTTAAGTGCTTTGCGTCACTCAACGCAGAAAACTCTGAAGTGTGGTTTTGGTATGTGTCTGAAGAAGACGATACCGATGAAATATCACGTTATGTGATGTACAACTATGAAGAGCAGTCTTGGAGCATTGGTTCCTTGGTGCGATACAGCTGGTTGGACGCAGGCATAGAAGACAAGCCAGTGGCTGGCGGTAAAGTTTCTGGAGACGGAGTGATCTACGTTCATGAAACTGGCTTCAATGATGACTCTAGCGCGATGTCCAATGTGTTTATTGAGTCAGCTGACATTGATTTAGGTGACGGCGAGAACTTTATGTTTGTCAAAAAGCTGATCCCAGACATTAAATTTTCGACAACGCGAGGCGTATCAAACACTCCAGCTGTCAACATGGTTATTAAAAGAAGAAACTATAACGCCGAGTCGTTATCAACAGACTCGACAAGCCAGATTACCAATTCAACAACTTTCACAAACGTAAGAACCAGAACCCGACAAATGGTTTTGCGTGTTGAGTCGGATGACGACAACTCAGTAGAAGCCAACCAAAAAGACTTCAAGTGGAGACTCGGAAACACTAGGTTAGACATGCAGCCCTCTGGGCGGAGGGGCTAGTGAGCAAGCTGCTAGAGACTCGCTTGCCTCTGGCTACTGAAGAGACGGTTTCCAGCGACACATTCAACCGACTAGTCAGGATACTAGAAATAAACCTAGGAGACGCGGACATTGACCGCACCCCCACCTTCAACGCTGACGAAATTTCTACGTTACAATTTGCAACGGGTGCTATAATATTTAACAGTACGGTAGAAGTGCATCAGGCTTTTGATGGCACTGAGTTTAGGAATTTGTATGAGCATCAAACCTATTTGACTGGACTTGGAGGAACTGTAAGCGTGGGCGCTGTAACGGTCACGATTAGTTAACTTTATGAATATATCACCCGAACTCTTAGAACGAATTAATAGGTTTGCTGGCGCTGGATCAATTTCTAATCAAGAAATGCAAGCGTTTGAAGATAGCGCTCCATCTATGGTTGGTTTGCCAAATATGCCAGCAGCTGGCTCCGTATCAGATCAAGAGCTTCGCATGTTTGAGGGCGCTGACCCCAATGCAGAGCTTGCCGCTGCAATTGATGGGTTGATGGCTGAGCAGGCCATGGCTGAAGATCCAAAAGAAAAAGCTATGTTTTCCAGCATGGCTGAAAATGTTATTAACGCTGCAAATGCTCCCTTGTCTGACGTTTCTCAACTTGCTGCTGCTCAAGGGCGTGGAGGAGACACAACGATTGCTCACCTAACCCCCGGTGAAGTTGTTTTGCCAGTGCAAGCTATGCAAGATCCAGCGTTTGAAGAAGTTGTTGAAAGACGGCTGAACGAAATTGGAGTAGACCCAGAACAATATGTCGTAGGTGCAGGCATTGCCAGCCTGAACCCTATGACTGGTTTAGAGGAGTTTGGTTTCTTTAAAAAGGTAGGCAAGTTTCTCAAAAAAGCCGCTAAGGTTGTTGCCCCCATTGCCATGTTAGTCCCCGGCGTTGGAACCGCTGTCGGTGCAGCGCTAGGCGGTATTGGTGGATTGGCTGGTAAAGCTCTATCGGTAATCCCCGGAGGATCGGCGGTTGGAAAAGCTGTAGCTACTGGGATTAAAGGGATTGCAGGTCTTGGCATACCGGGAATATCACCCATAGCAGGCGGAGCTACCGCAGGATCAGGATCGCATGGAGGGTTTACCAGCTTTGAGGATTTTACTGGGGCGGTTACAGAAGGTATAACTCAGCCTTTTGCTGGCGGAGTCTTTGGTAAACTTGGATCGACGTACACGGGAGGACCGGAAGCTGGCAAAGGTTTAGCCAACAGGCTTGGCCTTGGTAGCGGCACTCCAACTCAAATAGCTTCGGATGCTGAGGCGCGGGACGCGATAGAAAAATTAGACCAAATGACTGACGCAGAAAAATTGGCTAATCCCGAAGCTGTTAAAAAGCTTCAAGAACAAGCGGAAGGAACGGTAGGGCGGGCTGAAAAACTTTTAAGTCTTGGTCTTGGCGACTCTATAGTTGGAGGCAAAGGCGGTTTGCCGGGACTTATGGGCATGCTTGGCTTAGGCGAAAAAGGCGACCTCGGCAAGTTAGGCTTGGCTGGTGGTGCAGCTTACATGCTTGGCAAGCTGGCCAAGGAAGAAGCAGAAAGAGATAAAGGCGTGCCAATGGTTCCTTTAACCACGATGGACGCTAGTGGCAGATACAACATAGAAGCTGAGATAGCTCGTAGGATGGGCAGACAAGCGCCCAACCCCGTTGAGTTTGGATTACAACCACGGTTCCCGACCATGGTAACCAGTGCAACTGGCCCTGCTAGAGTGTCTCAGTATTACGACCCAAGCATGCCAGACTATGATCCTTCGCAAGTAGAACAAGTTCCTGTTCTCGGCGCTGCAAACGGCGGAGCCATTTACCCAATGGCATACGCAAATGGCGGCAACGTAGCCATGGAAGACTTTCAGGAAATGAACGGTTATATCAACGGACCCGGAACTGAAACGTCAGACGACATTCCCGCTATGCTTAGTGATGGTGAGTTTGTGATGACTGGCCAAGCGGTTCGAGGAGCTGGTTCTTTTGAGCTAAACGAACAACCAGATGGTATCTTGGCTTTAGTGCCTTCTAGCTCAGAAGACAGAGAGCGAGGAACCCAGCTTATGTATCAAATGATGAATGCATTTGAGAGGTATGCCGATGCAACCAGTTAATCATTTTAACTTAAAATTTTGTATGGGAGTCGCCTGATGAGTCAGCTTCCAATGAGCATGAGATACGGCGGATACGGCGGCGGAATAGGTGGTTTTATCCCCGGCGGAGAATTTCAATATCAAGATCCTATGGCGGGGGTGGGCGTTGATCCTTTTTACCGAAGCGGTCCCGCGATACCTATGGGGGGTGGGCGACTGGATGCATCATCCTATGGTTACGACCCTGAACTGTACGAGCCGTTAACTCAAGAAGAATATGATCAGCAAGAAGCTGACTACTACGGCGTATCATTAGACGATTTAAGAGGATTCAGACAACAGCAAGCTGGTATAGGCGCTCTGCCACAACAAGAGGCTGCTGATGCCCCTTACATGTCAGGCGCACAAACCGCTACCACTTCAAGAGATCCAGCGTTACAGCAGCTCTTGTTTGGCCTAGACGGCGAAGGCGGTTTCATACCCGGAGCGATGGAGGCGGTCAAAAGCACTTTTTTTGACGAGCAGGGCAGGCCCATCATTACGCCACAAGAAGTAGCAGGCATGTCTCAAGACCAGCTTGATGCGATGCAGGCGGCGCGTGATCTTGGTGGAGTTCAGGACAGATATTTAAGCGAAGCTGAGCAGGCATATAAGACGGGCATTGGCCAATTAGATGCAGGCCAAGAAGCCGCAAGGGGTTATGGATTACGAGGGTTAGACGCAACACAGACAGGTGTTGCTGAAGAAAAAGCATTACGCCAATCCGGTTTAGAGGGTTTACTTGGCTCTCTTGGGGAAGGACGGGATTTAGCAAGAGGCGCGACGACAGACCTCTATGGGCGCTTAGGCGAAGCCGAAGGCATACGACGAGGCGCAGCCGCAGGCCTTGGAGGAAGACTGGGTGAATCAGAAGAGCTGTTGAGAGGCACTACAGGCGGTTACGATCAGTCAATGACTGAACAATTTTTTGACCCATACGAAGATCGCGTGGTTCAACAAACCGTTGAAGACGCGGTGAAGCAAGCTAACATTGCAGACATAGCTGATACCGCTAGAAATATACGATCTGGAGGCGAGTCAGCCTTTGGCTCTAGGGCGCGTTTAAGCGCTGATGAGCGCACAGAAGCGCTTGGCAGGGGTTTGGCTAAAGAGATAGCAGGCATTCGTTCTAGAGGCTTCACAGAAGCCCAGAGGACGGGTATGGGTGAGTTTTCCAGACAACAGCAAGCCGCAAGAACCGCCGCAAGCGGATTAGCTGGTTTAGCAGGCCAACGATTTGGATCACAACAACAACTTGCCAGTGGGCTTGGACAGACAGCAGGGCAGCGCTACGGCGCTGGTACTGGCTTAGGACAAACCCTAGTAGGCTTCGGCCAGACAGGCCAACGAGCGCAAGCTGGGGCTGGACAGGCGGCGTTAGGCGCAGGCCAGACATTGGCGGGTGCATTTGGCCAGATGGGAGGACTCGAAGGTCAGATTGGACAACAGAGATTCCAAGCGCAACAAGGGCTAGGCGGATTTATGCAAGGCCTTGGCGGACAAGCGCAGCAAGCTGGATTATCTAATATTGGTTTACTCTCTGGCATGGGCGCACAACAGCAAGCTCTACAGCAGCAGATATTAAACGCACAACGGGCAAACGCATTGCAAGCTCAGCAGGCTCCGTTGAACCAATTCTCAGCGCTATTGCCGTTTATTGGAACCGCAACCCAGACAGCTGGCACACAACAAAATCAACAGCAATTTACGCCTCCGCCTAGTCCGTTAATGGCAGGGCTTGGAGTTGGCATGAGCGCATTGGGAGGTATTGGTAGTTTCCTTAATCCGCCGCAATATGGAACGAGGGCGCCTGTATAATGGCTACTTTGCAAGACTTTGAAGATTATGCTTCTGGGACTGACTTGTCGCCATTAGATCCAAAGCAAGCAGACCCATTTTCTGGAGACACAAATGTAGCCGCGTTAGATCCTTCACAGATTTTGTTGGGAATGGAATACGCTAGGGCTAGACAGGATGCTGCAACAGCTTACGAACAGAATTTTCCAAAATATCAATCGCGTTTAAAAGAATTTGTTTACCAAGCGCCCGAAAGAGATATTTTTGATTTAGCCAGCGATTTAGGTGCTGGCATTCTAGCCTCTCAACAAAAAGGTGGAAGGAATCCTTACGTGGGCATAGGCATTGGGTTCAACACCTTTAGTGAACGCTTGCGAGCAGATGAAGAGATGAACCAAAAAAGCATGCAACAAATGGGGTTGCAGGCAGCGAGTTTGGCGATGCAATCAGAACAGCAAGCTAAAGAATATTTAAACCAAATGGGCGTTAAGCTTATTGATTTGGCAAACAAAGAAACGCCTTGGATAAGCATAGAATATGATGGAGTGGATGCTGACGGAAAGACTGTAAGGATGCAGCAAAGCCTTCCCAACACGCCAGCTTATAAGTCTCGAATAGAAGATTTGATGCTTAACAAAGGGGGGAAAGAAGTTAGATTAGCTGACACTCAAACTAATATCAACATGCCACCCGCTAACGCTGGTTATGGCGACAAAAAAGCGATTGACTCAGTCGATGAATTAAGAACGCAATATCGAGCCGAGGCCAATGCCTCAAATGCAATTATTGATCAAGTCGGAGAAGCTTACTTGTTGGCTCAACAAATTGACGATGTTGGCGGCGACTTTGGGCCTATGTCTTCTGCTACTTTGAGAATTAGAGAGACTTTGGTAGGCCTTGGTTTTGGTGATTTGTTGGATTCTCCTGACTCGGTTGGAAAACAAAAAGCCCTTAACCAGCTGGCCATGGGTTTTACCATGGCAATAATTTCTGGGACCAAAGGCGCTATTTCTAACAAAGAAATGGAATTGTTCATACAAGCCTCTCCAACTCTTGGGTCTACCATTGAAGGCTTTATGGAACAATTGCGGCTTTTAGAAAAAATGGCGTATCGAAAAAAAGATTTTAACCAAGCTTTTTTGACTAAGTTGCAAGAATTAAACGATGACTCAAGTTTAACTCCTACTCAGAGACAAGACAGGCTTGAGCTTTACATAAATGGATGGGCGGAAAGAAACCCTCTGTTAACTGAGGAAGAAACTGCATTTTTGCAAGACAAAATTGACAATCCCAACATTGCTTCTGATTTTGTTCCTCGATCATTTAGACAACAGATTGAAAAAAGAAAAGCCGCTTTATCTAGATTGCCTTTGATTACAACGCAAGAAGAGTTTGACGCTTTGCCTGCTGGAGCTTACTACAGAACCCCGACAGGTCAGAGAGGTCAAAAGAAACAATAATGTCAGATCAACTAGATGAATTTGGCGGAGTCATTGTTGAAGGCGGCACTGACGAGTTTGGCGGAACGATCCTAGAAGAAGACAGGACTATTGGTCCAGTAATACAAGAAGACCCTGAAGACGCAAGCGGTGTTGGTATGGCCTTGTTGTCTGGACTGACTAACAGCGAAACAAACAAAGTTTTTTGGTTGGCTGCTAAAAGATTTCCAGAAGTAATAGCAAGGGGCGAAGACCCATCTTTGTACTACGCTTTTGATGAAAAAGGAGATTTGTATTACAGAGATCCAAATACTGGATCTTACAAAAAAGAGTTTGCTGACGACCCTTTTGGTTTTGACATCGACTACTTGGATAACCTTGGGCCAACAGGGCAATTCTTGGGCGAGGTTATCCCCGGAAGTATAGGCATGGGAATAGGTTACATGACCGGACAAACGCCCGGAGCCATGAAGCTTGGAGCTGCGGGTACAGCTGCTGGGGGAGCAACCGTTTACGCAGCCAGAGCAGCCTTGTCAGCGGCGCTAGGCGGACCTCCTCTCGATGTAGAAAAAGCAACAAAAGATTTGGCGGTCTCTAGCGCATTTGGAGCTTTGCCATTTGGCACGCCTGCTCAAACTGCGCCTAAAGGGATGCGGTGGCTTTTAGAAAAATTTCCCGGT